CCGGCTTCGCCTGCTCGAACCTGCCGATGCGACACACGTTCGCGTTCGACAAGGTCCGCGCATCGCGAAACCGCGGGTCCGGGTCTGCCTTGCACAAGCCATAGCCGTGCACTCGCAGAGGCGAGCCGCGCAGATCCCAATGTGCGCAGTCCTGGCACTTCATCGGCGCGCCCCCAGTCCGGCGAACGGCCCGGTCACCGGCGCCCACGAGGCACCGGAGCGAATGTCCTGAATCGTGCGTTGCGACATGCCGTACCTGGCGACGAGTTCCTTCAACGGCGCCTGTGCCACGCGGATCGCCTGCACGTCCGCCTCGGTCAGCCGCGAGGCAGCGCGCCTGGCTGCCGCCATCCTGGCTCGCGTCGCCACACTTCGCCGGCTGCCAAGCTTCGGCCCTCTCTTTGCGAGCACCAGGTGCTCCGGCGCCACGCAGCCGTTTTCTCCGCACTTGGCCAACACGGCGGCCTTCGCTGCGAGCGTCTTTCCCAGCGCGACCCACATGGCACGGCGCACCGCCACCGTCTTCCCGCCCAGCCGGCAGACCGGGCACGAGCCACTGGCCATTGCGCCTTTCCACAGCAGGCAGTCTCCGTCGCGCGTCGCATTGGCCAGCACCTTGTCGACCGACAGCATCGTTTGCCGCTCGCTCATGCGGTCTCCGGAGCCGTTTGAAATTCCGCGTCATTGCCCGCGACCGTCTCGGCGAAGAACTCGCCGCACACGGCCAATCGCGCACGCTGCACGTCACGCTGCGCACACAGCAACGGCGTCGTGCCGGCGCGCGCGGCGTGGTTCAGGCAATGCAGCGCGCTTTGCGCATCGGCCGCAATCGCGGCGACTTGAACAAGTTTCATGCTCGGCTCCTGGTTGAAAAGGTCTGGTCCAGCCGCACGAGCGCGGCCGCTTCGTCGCCACCGGCAATGCCGATGGCGTTGGCAATGGCCTGCTTGAGCCCGTCGAGGCCCGCGGCCCCCGTTTGACATCCGTCGTCCGCGCCGGCCCTGCGTGCCACGCGCTTCGCGATCGCCTGGCGTGCGGCCTGGGCATAGGCGCTGCGCTTCTCCTGGCTCATCTCGAAGCCGATCGCGGCGTACGTGCCGCGCGGCTTCACCGCCCTGCACAGCGCCGCGAACTGCGGCAACCCCGGCGGAAACTCTGGGTGGCGTTCCTGGCAACGCAGCAGCGCGGCCTTGATCGTCTCGCCGTCGAACTCCCGCAGCCCGAACGCCCAGATGCGGCGCGCATTCGCGATGCCGTGGTCTTCTCCCTGCGGATTGACAGACCCGGTGCTGAACTTCGACAGGAACAGGTTCCCGTAGTAGCCATGCAGCACCTTGAACACCCGCTTCACGTCCGCTTCGTCCAGAGCCGGCGGCTCCGCGCGAATGCCGGCCTCAGCGACGTCGATGAGCTTCAACATCGATCACCTCCCCTTTGGTTGCGTTGTCGAAAATTCCGGCCGCGGCCGCGGCAAACTTGCTGCCGTTGGCGGCGCGAGGCAAGTCTTTGGGCAGCGTCCAGTCACCGAGGTAGTGCTCGCCAGGGCCGAAGAACGTCGTCGGCTGCTTGATGAACCGCTGCTCCGTCTTGCTGGCGATGCAGAAGGCCGCGTAGCGCTGCACGCCGGCGTCCAGCACCGTTGCCTCGACACCCTCGCGGCGACGAGCCGTCCAGGCCTTGAAGGCGTCGGCCTTCGATTTGCCGGGACGATCCGGATAGGCCTGCCAGGTGGCCTCGAACTCGGACGGATACTTCGCCGACCCCGGGTTGAGTTCTGAACGGAGTGAAGAACTACCGGTTCCGGTTCCGGTGTCGTCTCCGACAGGGTCACTCCCACGGGAGTCCCGTGGCTGTCCCGTGGTTGTCCCGTGGGACACATCTGGACTTCCACGGGACGCGGCCGTCTTGTCCGCATCCATCCGCCGCCTGTACTCGGCCTTGCGGTTGCGCTCCTTGTCCTTGGCCGTCGCCATCTCGACAACCCGCTCAACGAGCGTGTCGTGATAGAGCCGCCCGTCGTCCGCGTCCCACCAACCACGCATCAGACAAGCCCGGTGCTTGAGGAAGGTCTTCAACGGCATGCCGATGCGCGCCGCCACCAGCTCGTCCGTTGCCGGCAACGACCCGCACGGGGTCTGCTCCCATGCCGTCATCCAGAGCATCAGAAGCCAAGGCCGCACCTCCGCGGGCGCAAGAGCCCATGTGTCCGATTGGCGGATGCGCTCATGGTCAAGCTCGAAGCGCCAGCCCTTGGCTCGCACGTCGGCCGCATAGGGAATCGGGCGCATCACGCGGCAAACCTTTCGTCGGCCAGAAATGGCGATGCCCAGTCAGGCTGCGCAACGGTCATCGAGCCACCCTCACCTGCTTGCAGAAACGCACCAGGAAAGTCAGACGCAGCTTGTATTCGCCCGGCGCCATTTCGCTGTTCTCGTTAATGTTGCGGACCACCACCTCGGGCTGATGCTCGCCCTCGATCTTTCGGACCTCAACCACCTGCCCCGAGGGCAGCGTCCACCATTGATAGAGCTGGAGTGCACTGCGCACACCCGGCTCCACCGCGATCACCTGGGGCGCCCGCGTGGTCAGATTCGCGCCTTCGAGCGGGGAACGGGCAAACGTCGTGGCATCGGCGAGCGGGAAGTTCTCTTTGGTCATCGGGTGTCTCCGGAAAGGCCGCGGCGCGTCAGGCCACTGCGGCCAGTTCGTTCATGCGGTCGTGGAAGGCGCGCGCAAAGGCGCGGTGTGAAGCCGGGGCCGCCTGAGCGGCAAACGGATTGGCGTCGGCATGCGGCTCGCCCCTGTCGGCGGCCGCGCGGGCCAGGTCGTGAATCTCGGCCGCGCTGAGCGCCGTGATGGGTTTGATGTGGTGCTGCATGTGGGCGGGTCTTTCAGGCGCCTGCCTTTGCATCGACCAGCGGCGGCAAGCCCCTGACCGAGCGTTGCTGCCTTGCGCGCTCCGTCAAGGGCATGTCATCCAGCGACAGGCCGGGACACAAGGCGACCAGGCAATCCGCCAGGCCCAGTTCGATGTGCTTGCCCGCGTACACAACCTGGTTGAGCGTCCCGCGCGTGGTGCCGGCCTGCTGGGCCAGCGACTCGCGCTCATTCACCGGCAGGGTGAGGTAGTGATGTTTGAATCGCATGCCTCAACAATACCCATAGGTACCATTAAAGTCAATACCTACAGGTCATTTACCTTGAGGTAGTACTGCGCGAACATCCGGGCATGGACACCTACGAGCGCCTGCAGGCGCTACTCACCCTCATCAAACAAAAATACTGCGGTGGCAAAGCCGCGGAACTGGCGCGTCGCATCAGTCGCAGCGACAGCTATGTCAACCGCCTGTTCTACCCACAGGGGAAGAACGGCGCCAAGGGCATAGGGCCAGAGATCATGCAATCCTGTTCAGAAGTCTTCTCTCTGCCTCGCGGGTTCTGGGAGATGGCGCCAGAGGAGGCACTCATGGAGGGAGGGCACGCGATCGTCGGAATAGAAGCACAAGGAGACAGACCGGAGGAGATGACAATTTCAGAGTACGACACAGGCGGCAAGATGGGCCGCGGCCTCGTGCTGCAGGACCAGCCCGGCGTCATTCGCCGATGGGTGGTCAGCCCCGATTGGGTGGCGCAAAACGTCCACCGCATTACCAGCGCAAAAAATCTCGCCATCGTCACCGGCTTCGGAGATTCGATGCGCCCGCTCTACAACCCTGGAGACCCGCTCCTGGTAGACCGCGGCATCACACGTGCAGACATCGACGGCATCTATTTCTTTCGCGTAGGGGAAGAGGGCTACGTCAAGCGACTGCAGCGCATTCCCACCATCGACGGGGTGCTGATCCGCGCCAAGTCGGAGAACCCGATTTATGACCCCTTCGACATCGTCAAGGGCATGGATTTCGAGATCTTCGGGCGCGTCGTGAAGGCCTGGCGCGGCGAAGATTTCTAAGACCGCCGCCGACGGTGCCAAGCCAGCTGGCATCCGTAAAAACGAATCGAGGAGAGAAGGAACAATGAGCAGGAACGCTTGGCTGATCAGCGCACTGATCGCCGTTGCAAGCACGGCCGCGTCCGCCGGCCCCTTTGGTTTGAACGCGGGAGACACCGTCGAATCCATCAGCAAGTTCGCGAAGCTCGAACCGACAGAAGACCCCGGCATCTACAGCGTGAGCCGCCTCCCCAATGGCCACCCCGACATCGACGATTACCGCTTGGTGTTCGGCCCCGCCACCGGGCTGTGCAAGGTCACTGCGTGGACGCCTCAGGCCGAGGCCGGCGTCTATGGCGATGAAATCCGGAACGACTTTCGCAATTGGCAAGAGGCCTTGACCTCGAAGTACGGCGCGCCAGAGAAGTACGATTTCCTTCGTGCCGGCAGCACCTGGAATGAGCCCAGCGACTGGACGACGGCCCTTGCGAAGAAGGAGCGCATTCTCGCGGCGTTCTGGGTCATCAAGCCGCCCGCCGATCAGGTCAACAGAATGGGGCTGGAAGCGGTCGCATCGATCTCCGGGAAATACATGATCAACATCCAGTACGAGTTCACGAACTTCGAGGCGTGCAGGGCGTCGCTCTTGTCCAAGAAGAACGCGAACCTGTGACCGCCAAGCACCGGATTTCGGCTTAAGTTCAGAAGCAAAAACCGCCCCCCCCTGACCACCCACCAGTTAGCCGCGTGGGGGAAGAAAGAGACAGAGGCCGGCACACGCGTTGCGGGAGGCCATTTTCAGTGTTCTGCTAGGGTTAGTCCTTGAGCCAACTGCTCAAGTCAGCCGCCAAAGTGTGGAACAATAACTTAACAACTTGTTGCAGATGGAACTTGATTTCTTACTGATCGATGGCTCGCGCATGGCGGCCACACATGACGCATGGATGAAGGATGCCAACGAGGGCCTTGCCTTTCCTTCGGAGATTGAGCGGCTACTCGAATGGACAGCGACCCACCAAGAGCCAAGCTCACATGACGCAGCTGCATTTGGGGTATTTCAGAAGGGCAAGAACGTTGCACTGGGTATCTGTGAGGTCATAATCCAGCGCCGGTCCGCTCGATCCAAGTGGGTTAAGATGCTTCGCCTTCACCTGAAACCCAGTGTGGACGCCAAACTACAGGCGAGTCAACCAGATGATGCGATGGACGTTTTTGTTGCATCAATCCATGGTTCACTAGGGTTGCAACTTGCACATAGTGCCACTACCTTGAAGGTATATGGCCGGACGAACGCTCAACTCAGTTTTCTTAAGGCACTTGTCGGACACGTTGATAAGCGTTTCAACCAATCCCCAGATAGCCCGATCAAGGTCACCATTGATGGCCGATTTCTCTCAATCGTTGTAGTTAGTTAAGTTCCACCACCGGAGTTCACCATGAAAAACGTCGTTAGCCTTCCTCTCGTCGGCCCAAGGGTCGAGGACATTGAGGCGCTGCAACGAGTCATGCCTGAGTGCATTAAGGCGGTAGCCTCGGAAATTGGAGTTGAAGGCATTAAGGCCTTCTTTGATGGATACAAGACCAACATAGATCTGCAAAAACTGGCTGCCTAACTCCATCTTCTCGTCTCCCCAAGATTCAAAGCCCGCTTCGTGCGGGCTTTTTCACGCTTGCTCGCCAGACAACGACTGCCACTGACATCAAGAGCGCCATCTACCTCGAGCGGAAGTGCCTTGGGCATGCGTTTTGACGGGCGGTCAGCGCGTTCTCCAGAGCAATACCCGCACCATCAAGCTCAATCCAGGGACCCCGCTCGCGTGCTATTGAAACCCAGCGCAGAACACCGCTGAGTACTTTGCCGTCCTGATGCCCGGCGCACGGACTCAGCGGTCGCGGGTGCAGTCATCGCTCAATCTCGCACCCTTAGGCAGCAAACATGCCGCCAACGGCCGAACTTGCTCTACTTGCCCGCCACAACGTTCACTTTGAGCCGGCCGGCAAGGTTGAGCACCTCATCGTAAGCTGCGTCGTCCATCAGCAAACTACGGGAACTGCCCGTCTGCTGCAAGACGCCATCTGGAATGCGGTCGCCGAACAGCACCACGGCGCGCGCCGAGTCGTCCTGCCGGGACACCCATGACAGCCCTTGAATGTCCGCGTGCTGCGCGTGGATCGCCTCTGCCCACTTTCGCGAGAGCGGGTACTGATCCTTGTCTGTCTCGATGAGCTGGGTGCGCTTCACGCCAAGCTTGCGCAGCGCGATCGTCCCCAGGTCCGCAAGGACCAGGTCAACCTTCACCGTCACGGTCGAGTGGACCTGACCCTCCAGCTTGTTCTTGTCGAAGTGCTTGAAGCCAGGCTCGAAGGGCACGTCATGAAAGACCGTTTCCATTGCGGCGGCGGCAAACGTGGTGGCAGCGTAGATCGTCGGAACCGGGACGCCATTCGCATCGTTGATGGGGCTGAAGCGCGCATTGCCCGCACCGGGGTTGAATTGGGTTGCACCGTACTTTTCATGGTGCACCCGGTGATAGACAGCCGTGGTCGAGAGCTTGCCATGCGTGACGTCCAGACTCGCGTGCGGAGCCGGCGTCACATGGTCGCTGCCCGGTGCAGCGCCGAGCGCGACACTCGGTGCCGATGTCAGCGCTGTCGAGGTGGCCGTCGTCGTTGCCTTCTTCGGCTTAGGCATGCAGCACGCCTTCCGCCTCGTCCGCAGCGGCCGCAGCGACACGATCCGGGTCTGTCAGCAAGACGTCCTGCGGGCGCTTGCCGCCCAAAAAGCCGTTGACCGCTGCGAACCAATAGGCCAGGCCCCACGCATCCTTTGTCTCACCGAAGATGTCGAGGATGGGCTTCAAGCCCGCTCGCGGCCGGTAGCTGTTCTTGGGGTCGAGTCCGTAGGCAGGAAACAAGTCCACGCCCTCGGAGTTGATGGCAAAGATCCGGCGCTCGCGCTTCCACTTGTTCGGCTGCGCGCTCGGATTGGTCGCGCTCAAGCCAGCCACCTTGGCAACCTCCGTCGCGCTGAGCCAACCGCCCGCCTCTGCACCCGCATCCATGACAGCCTTCTGCGCATCCGATTGCATCTTTGCCTCCTTGAGAAGCGCGGGCCGCAGTCGCGGCTTGGGCGTCAGGGCTTTGACCAGGGCTTGCAGCGTCTCGTCCTCCTGCATGCGCAGGTTGCCGTCGATGAGTCCCACGATGGTGGTCACCGTCTCCGCAATTTGAGCGACGAGCGTGGAGTTCACGCCCTCGAACGAAAGCATCACGAGCTGCTGCTTGCCCCCCAGCGCGTCGAGATGACCGCGAAGTTCTGCGGGGGTGCCAACCCGTGTCGAGAAGGCGGTGGGTTCATGGACGGCAGTCATGGATTTCTCCGACAAGGTTATCTAAGTTATCTATGAATTCATAGTAATCTTGATAACCATAAATGTCAATCCAGGACGCTACGGGCGACGCGAAGCGGCCAGCCACCGACGCAACGTGAGCCATAGCGATCTCGCTCATTCACTCAAATGAATACCCATAGGTATTGACTCAAAACAGTACCTTTGGGTATTATTTTTCCATCGCACACCCGAACCCCCAAGCCCTGGCGACACGAGGGCGAACCGGACAGGAAGCAGCAGGAGGGGCAGGAACCGAGTTCCGCGTGGTGTGAGCAAGCGGCCTGGTGGCCGCTCTCAAGGAGAGACGGGTGAACAGCTACCTTTTCGACATCTACCGCGGCGGCCAGCATCTTGGCTCGATCCGCGCCAGCAGCGCCCAACTGGCTTGCCTCAACTACGCATTGCTGCAGCCTGGCCTCACGAGCGATGAGTTGGAAGCTCGCGTCCGGGAATCGGCATGAGCTACAGCGCCCCACGCGCCATCGAGCGCCATCCGAGCCCCGAGCCCGCTTCCGAGCGAGAACTCGCCCCGGCAAGCAACAACATCGCCGAAGGTCGCGGCTTTCGTTCAGCAGCGCCTCGCTTGAGCCTCATCGGACAAGCCGCAGCCAACCAGAACCTGCTGAACGACTTCGAGCACGAAGAGCGCCTGCACACCTACCGCGCAAAGCTGTCCTGC